ATAGGAAAAATAACAAACAATACTAGTGCTGATTTTTCAAACTATACACCAATATCTGATATATTTGTAATAGACAATAGTGACAATGGAACTTATGTTTCAGGACAAGTTGACCTTTCATCTAGTTCTATAACTGTTGGACAGTTTGATAATATAGCTGTTGTTGGAGAAGAAACAGGAGCTTTAACTCCAAATACTGGAGAGCTAGCAATATCTTTTGTATTTAAAGAAATACAATCAACTCCAACACCACCTCCTAGCCCAGGTGAAACTACAGTTTGTGATTTTGTATTTACTGATGAAAATTCAACTATAACCGATACAACATCAGGTGGGACTATTCCTATTGCTACAAATGCTACTGAATTCTATGCTCAGCATAACGCTGGACTTCCAGTAGCTGCATACTGGAACTTTGACTCTAATAACAGCGAAAGAGGTCTTTTATATAATCAATTTGCAGCAAGACAAATACAGCCACCAACAGGATTTAGACTTCCGACTTCGCCAGAGTGGCAAGTAATATCAAACAACCCATGTAATGATAGTTCTCCTAATCAAAATAGATATGGTTCTAACCCAGGAATTTGGGCTGGATTAACCGATACAACCGAATTAGGAGATGCTGATTTCAACCTTAATGGATATGGGGGTGGTGCGTTATCATCTAATCTAGTTTTCTTCGTTGAAGATACAACTAGAGAATACATCTGGACAAGCACTATATCACAATCAGGAAACTGGGATATTCTAAGATATTGGTCTGTTGGTGCAGTAGACCCTTTCCTAATTTCAGGTTTTGACGGAGCTAATGGTGCAAATCGTGCTGCGTACATTAGATTTCTTAAAGACGTATAAAAATATAAATAAAATTAAATATAATGGATATAAGAAAAATATCAGTCGGCCCAGATTATAAATCTGGAGCTATGCATTATTTAGTAGGCCAAGAAGTTCTAAACGGAACGCATAGAATTCATTTAATTAAATATGATTCTGAATTCCAATCCTACAAAATATACATAGATGATAATGATGTTGTTATTCTTTGGAAAGAGTTTAGTTCCACTATGCCTGTATCCATTGAATACAATATAAACTTTTGAAATCACCAACAGACTTTATAGTTACACCAAAAGAAAATAAGCGATACTCCAATACTAAAAATATTGGAGGTATTGATTTTTTAGTAAGCTCATCAGAAGAAGATGTCAGGTACTCCAATAGGTATGCTGAAGTAAAAGCATTACCTATAAACTATTGTGGCCCTATAAAGGTAGGAGATACTCTTCTTGTTCATCACAATGTTTTTAAATTCTACAACGATATTAAGGGAAGAAGAAAAAGTGGTAAGAGTTTTTTAAAAGATAATTTATTTCTAGTTGATAACGACCAGTTTTTTATGTACCAGAATGGAACACAATGGTTTTGTCATGACAGATATTGTTATGTTAAACCAATAAAAACAAAAGAATCTATTATATTTAAAAACACTAAAGAAGAACCTTTAGTCGCAGAGATGATTTACCCCAATACTACATTGATAAATCAAGGCGTAAAAAAAGGAGATTTAATTTCATTTAAGCCTGAAAGTGAATATGAGTTTGAGGTTGATGGAGAGAAGCTATATAGAATGTTTGACCATCAAATAACAATGATTCTATGAAGTCAAATAAAGAAATGAAACTTGATATTATATCTGCTGCCAGAAAGGCTGTAGAGCAGCTAATAAAGGTCGCTAAAGAAGATATTATAAAGCCTGACCCAGAAGATGATATTTCTGCAGACAGGTTAAAGAATGCAGCGGCTACAAAAAAACTAGCAATATTTGATGCGTTTGAAATACTAAGCAGAATAGAGTTAGAAAAAGAGGCTTTAGATTTAGCAGAAAGTAATAACAAAGTAGATACAAAACAAGGGTTTGCAGAACGAAGGTCAAGATAACGAAATGTATAAAGTGGTACAAGATTACGTACCTAAAGCCGTACTCACCAATAAGAACAAAAATAAAAGTTGGAAGTATGGATATGACGAGAAATATGATTTGGTTATAATTTCAAAAACAGGAGAAATTGAAAATATAATTAATATACAGGGTCTTATTATTGGTTTACCTAAACAACCAAAAAAAATACATTCACGTTCAAAGAAAAAATCTGAGCAATACTGGGAAAGAATAGATATTCCCAAACCTCTTAGTAAAATTAAATCAATATTTCAGTGGAATGAAATGCCTAGTCAATTTAAAAACAACTGGGTTGATTACATTGAGAATGAGTTTGACAGTAGAGAGTTAGGCCATTGGTTTATGAATAACGGAGTACCTACTTATATAAGTGGAGCTCACTACATGTATCTGCAATGGACTTCTATTGATGTGGGTTACCCAGATTATAGAGAAGCTAATAGAATATTTTATTTATTTTGGGAAGCGTGTAAAGCTGATAACAGAAGTTTTGGGATGACTTATTTAAAGATAAGACGTTCAGGATTTTCTTTTATGGGCTCTTCAGAAAGTGTCAATATAGGAACACTTGCAAAAGATTCAAGGGTTGGAATACTATCTAAAACAGGAGCAGACGCTAAGAAAATGTTTACCGATAAGGTTGTGCCTATAGCTAATAGACTACCATTCTTTTTTAAACCTATTCAGGATGGTATGGATAAACCTAAGACAGAGCTTGCGTACAGGGTTCCTGCCTCTAAGATAACAAAGAAAAATATGTATGGCTCTGAGGAGGATATAGATGGATTGGATACAACTATTGACTGGAAGAATACTGACGATAACTCTTATGATGGTGAAAAACTTTTACTACTAGTTCATGATGAAAGTGGAAAGTGGCTCAAGCCAAATAATATATTAAATAACTGGAGGGTCACTAAGACTTGTTTAAGATTAGGTAGTAAAATTATAGGCAAATGCATGATGGGCTCTACCTCTAATGCTTTAAGTAAAGGAGGTGACAACTTTAAAAAGCTTTATGAAGACTCTGATGTAAAGTTAAGAAACTCCAATGGTCAAACCAAAAGCGGACTATATTCACTTTTCATCCCTATGGAATGGAATATGGAAGGATTTATAGATAGATATGGTTTGCCTGTTATGCATATAAACACCAACAGTAAGCCTGTTATAGGGATTGATAATAGTATAATCCAACAAGGCGCAATAAATTATTGGCAAAACGAAGTGGATAGTCTTAAGAAAGACCCAGATGCTTTAAATGAATTTTATAGACAATTCCCAAGGACAGAGTCACATGCGTTTAGGGATGAAAGTAAACAATCCTTATTTAATTTAACTAAGATATATCAGCAAATTGATTACAATGATTCTACAATTAAAGAGCATCATTTAACAAGAGGCTCTTTCTCATGGAAAGATGGGATAAAAGATTCTAAAGTTATATGGACTCCTAACAATAGAGGAAGATTCCTTGTTTCTTGGACTCCTAATAAAAACCTACAGAATAGAGTTATAAATAGGAATGGTAAAAAAATGCCAGGGAATGAACACCTAGGAGCATTTGGTTGTGATAGCTATGATATATCTGGAACTGTAGGCGGAAGAGGTTCAAACGGAGCACTTCATGGTTTAACTAAATTTAACATGGACGAAGCTCCAAGTAATGAGTTCTTTTTAGAATACGTAGCAAGACCTCAAACAGCTGAAATATTTTTTGAAGAAGTATTAATGGCTTGTGTTTTTTATGGAATGCCAATACTTGTAGAGAATAATAAACCTAGACTTTTATATCATTTTAAAAATAGAGGGTATAGGGCTTTTAGCATGAACAGACCTGATAAGATTTTTAACAAACTATCAAGAACAGAAAAGGAATTAGGAGGTATACCAAACTCCAGTGAGGATATTAAACAAGCACACGCCTCTGCAATAGAATCATATATAGAAAAGTATATTGGTCTAGATATTGAAGGAACTTTTAGAGACTCTGATTTAATGGGGTTTATGCCGTTTGCTAGAACATTAGAAGATTGGGCTAAGTTCGATATAGGTAACAGAACTAAGTTTGATGCTTCTATTAGTAGTGGATTAGCTATAATGGCTTGCCAAAAACATTTGTATACACCTGAAAAGAAAAGCTCAAAAATTTCCATTAACTTTGCAAGGTATACCAATAAGGGATTAACGAGCGATTTAATTAGATAGATGAAAGAAGTTAAAGTAAATATTTCATCTGTAGGCTTTCCTAGTCAATTTGTATCAGATGCCGAAAAAGCCACTGATGAGTTTGGCTTACAGATAGGGCAGGCAATACAGTATGAGTGGTTTAGAAAAGATGGCAATGGCTGTCGTTATTATAACCAATGGCGAGAATTTCACAGATTACGTTTATATGCGAGAGGAGAACAATCAGTAGGTAAATATAAAAATGAATTAGCTGTAGACGGAGACTTATCTTATCTTAATTTAGATTGGACTCCTGTCCCTATACTCCCTAAGTTTGTAGATATTGTAGTTAATGGAATGTCTGACAGACTCTTTAAGGTAAAGGCTTATGCTCAAGACGCATTATCCCAAGGTAAAAGAAGTAAATATCAAGATATGATTGAAGGTCAGATGGCGGCTAAAGACATACTCTTAGATATTAAAGACATGACAGGAGCAGACCCATTTACAATGGACCCTGATTCTCTTCCTGAAAACGATGAAGAACTAACATTATATATGCAGCTTAATTACAAGCCTGCAATTGAGATAGCCGAGGAAGAAGCTATCGACACTATGTTTCAAGAAAATCACTATTCGGATGCTCGTAAAAGAATTGACTACGACTTAACTGTACTGGGGATAGGCTGTGCAAAGCATGAATTCCTGCCAGGTTCTGGAGTAGAAGTTAAGTATGTTGACCCTGCAAATATAGTATATAGTTACACAGAAGACCCACACTTTAAAGATTGTTTTTATTGGGGTGAAATAAAAGTAGTTCCAATTACGGAGCTACTTAAAATAGACCAGAGTTTGACTAATGATGATTTAGATAAAATATCTAAATACAGTCAGAGCTGGTATGATTATTACAACACAGCACAGTATCAACAAAACGATATTTTTTATAGAGACACAGTAACCTTAATGTATTTTAATTATAAGACCACAAAGAAAATGGTTTATAAGAAAAAGGTTACAGATAGTGGAGCTAAAAAAATGATAGAGAAAGATGACCAATTTAATCCACCACCAGAAATGATGGAGGATGGGAAGTTTGAGAAGGTCTCTAAAACTATTGACGTTTGGTATGATGGAATAATGGTGATGGGTACTGATATTCTTTTGAAGTGGGAGCTTGCAAGTAACATGGTTCGTCCTCAGTCTTCTTCACAACATGCTTTACCAAATTATGTTGCTGTTGCACCAAGAATGTACAAAGGTGTTATAGAATCATTAGTAAGAAGAATGATTCCATTTGCTGATTTAATTCAGATTACACATTTAAAATTACAACAAGTTATAGCTAGGACTGTCCCTGATGGGGTATTTATAGATGCAGACGGATTAAATGAAGTTGACCTAGGTACAGGTGCTGCATATAATCCAGAGGATGCATTAAGATTGTATTTTCAGACAGGTTCTGTAATAGGTAGAAGCTACACTCAGGATGGTGACTTTAATCAAGCAAGAGTTCCAATACAACAGCTAACCTCAAACAGCGGAGCTAGTAAAACTCAGATGCTTATTACAAACTATAATCATTATTTAAACATGATTAGAACTGTAACAGGATTAAATGAAGCTAGAGATGGCTCAACGCCTGACCCTAATTCCTTAGTTGGATTACAGAAACTTGCCGCATTAAATTCTAACACAGCCACCAGGCACATACTTCAAGGGAGTCTATATGTTTATAGAACTCTTGCAGAAGCACTAACGTACAGGGTTGCAGACATTTTAGAGTATTCGGATTTCAAAGATGACTTCATCAATAAGATAGGTAAGTATAACGTAAGTATACTTAACGATATATCAGATTTATATATTTATGACTTTGGTATTTTTATTGAAGTTTCTCCTGACGAAGAGGAAAAAGCTCAGCTTGAGCAAAATATACAAATGGCATTATCTAAAAGTGATATAAACTTAGAGGATGCTATTGATATCCGAGAAATAAAAAACATCAAACTAGCTAATCAATTACTTAAGGTTAAGCGTAAACAGAAGCAAGAGCGAGATGAAAAGAATGCTATGCTTCAGCAACAAATGCAGGCGGCTACACAACTGAAGTCTCAGCAAATGGCAGCTCAAACAGCAATGCAGAAGTCTCAAGCAGAGATGAATGCTAAGATGCAGATTAAACAAGCGGAGATAGCTTTTGAAATTGAGAAGATGAAGAATGAAGCTCAGCTAAAAAGTATGCTTATGGCTGAAGAGTTTAATTATAATCAGCAGTTAAGAGGCATGACAGAGGAAGCTTTATCTCAAAGAGAATCTCAAAGAGAAACAGCTAAGGCAGGACGTATTAGTCAGCAGAACACAGAACAATCAAAGCTGATTAATCAAAGAAAAAATAACTTACCTCCTCAAAACTTTGAGTCTAATGAAGATAGCTTAGATGGGTTTGATTTAGCAGAGTTTGACCCTAGGTAAAGTAAATAATTTATAATTTTTTAATGTACTATATTTGTACTAAAATTTAATCTAATGGAAATAAAAGTAAAAGAAGTAGGTGTTGTTGAAGAAAAATCAGTGGCAGAAGTAGAGGAAACTCTAATTCAAAAAGTCGAACAGCAATACGAAGAGCAGACACAGCCAGAAGCTGTAGAGCAAACCGCAGCTCCTGAGGAAACGCAAGGTGCTGAACTAAAAGAAGAAGACGTTCTTAGTTTTATTAAGAACAGATATGATAAGGACATATCATCGGTAGACCAATTGTTTGCAGAAAAAGAAAGCAACAATGAACTTCCAGAAGATGTGTCGGCTTATTTTGAATATAAAAAGAAAACTGGTCGTGGCATTGAAGATTATGTTAAATTAAACAGAGACTTTGATTCCTTAGATGAAGACCAAATTTTAACTGAGTATCTTATAGCTACCGAAGAGGGTATTGATAAAGATGATGTTGAATTATTAATGGAAGAGTATTCCTATGATGAGGAACTTGATGATGAATCTGATGTTAAGAGAGCTAAGTTAAAAAAGAAAAAAGCAATTGTAAAAGCTAAGAAGTTTTTCAATGAACAAAAAGAAATGTATCACCAGCCGCTTGAGTCAAGCGCAACTGGTATTTCTGAGGACAATGAAGACTACAAAGCGTACAAGCAATATGTTGAGAATGCAAAGACTCAGTCAGAAGAGCAGTCTAGGAAAGTAGATTTCTTTCAAAAAGAAACTAACAAGGTGCTAAATCAAGACTTTAAAGGTTTTAAGGTCAGTATTGATGAAGCTAATTTGTTATACAACCCAGGAGGTTCTGTGGAGGAAATTAAAAAGTCTCAATCAAGCGTTATTAATTTTATTAATAATCATTTGAATGAAGACGGATTAGTTAAAAACGCAGCTGAATATCATAAAGCATTATCAGCAGCAATGAACCCTGATAAGTTCGCAAGGTTTTTTTACGAGCAAGGAAAGGCTGCAGCAACGGACGATGTAACTAGAAAGATGAAAAACATCAATATGTCTACACGTTCTGCTCCTGAAGTTACTTCTAAAGGAGGAACTCAGTTTCGTGCAATCAATCCAAGCGAAGGGAGGGGTTTAAAAATTAAGAGTATTAAAAGAAAAAATTAACAACATTTTAAAAATTTAAAAAATGGCAGGACAATTATTAGGGCCAAATACTGTGCCAGCAGGACCAGGATTTGCGCTACAGCCAGCACCACAACAAGTGCCGTTGGCTACAAATTACATTACTGATTTCAACTTTTTGAATCAGTATTTACCAGACACTTATGAAAAAGAATTCGAGCGTTATGGTAATAGAACTATCTCTTCTTTCTTACGTTTAGTAGGAGCTGAATTACCAAGTAACTCAGACTTAGTAAAGTGGGCAGAGCAAGGAAGACTACACACTAAATATACACAAGTTGGTACAGGAGCAGTAGTTGCTGGAGACAACGTAATATTTGATATT